GTGGGCGCCAGCCTCGTGTTACACGTACGAGAAACTCTCGTATCCCTATAGTATGAACATAACTCGCGAGCGAAGAGCATCATTCCCTACGACGACTCAGTTGTGGCCTGTTTGGCCACAAATAACTGGTTATCCCTGGTTTGATTCTCGATCGACGCCTGCTAATCTAATTACCCTCAGTGGAGTTGACTATTTGTCACTCTCTGAGAAGTTCTTAGAGGACGCACCTCGGTCGGGAAGGAGACAACACGTAGGATTTAACCTACCAAAGGTATTTCTACGTGGACGTCGGGTTCTCAAGCAAAAGAGACCCGGCAACACTCCTGTATTTGCGAATTGGAACTCCTGTCAGCATTATAAATTAGAAGCTGTTCCGGAGCCGAGCGCAGCAAAGATGGGTTGTGATTTGTTATTCACATACCATCCGCCGCCATTCGGTGATTACTACTGGACCAGGATTGGTTCTTTGGTCGCCACTGATCTAGCTAGCGAGTTTGGAGAACCTGGTGTCCCGCTTAACGGGCTCCCGGTATACGACGTGTCTACCTTCGGATCTGACGATATTGTTGATCCTCCGGACGACTTAGAAACGCTCATTGCGAGGTCTCTTTTGGCCATGCTACCGTTTCTAAAGAAGAAGACTTCCTTGGTTAACTCGATAATCGAGCTCAAGGACTTCGTGACGTTGAAGAAAACGTATAAAGCGATTGCGTATACCTTTGCAAGGTTGCGCAAGTTTCCGACCATTGCGAGAAATTTGGCTAATGCCGCTCGCAAAGAATTCAGAAACAAATCGCTACGTGATCTACTCCAAACGACAGCAGACGGTTATCTCCAAGCGGAGTTTAACTTCCTGCCGTTGTTGTCCGACATTGCTGGGGTAACCCAAGCACTGAAGGAATTCGAAGCTGCCGCAAGGCAGTATTCGAACAATGAGGGTAGGCCAAGTATTGCTCATTTCGAGTATTCTTACTTGGAGAATGATGATTTGGACGAATCGCGACCGTCCGACACGTTGAATACGAGTACACCGTACTTGTATGCGACAGTCGGGTCGATACGCCGTCGAGTCATCAATCAACCTACTGAGTTCAAGGCCCAAGTGCAGTTTAATGCAAATTACACTGCATACCAACTCGAGCACGCTCGAGCTCTGGCACTTCTAGACAGAGTCGGAATCAACTTGAATCCGGCGATCATCTGGAATGCTATTCCTTGGTCCTTTGTCGTTGACTGGGTGGCCGAAGTCGGCCAATTCCTGGAGCGATTTAGGAAAGGGAATCTTGACCCTCAACTAAACATACTACAGTACTCTTGGTCTGTTAAACGCCAACGCGACATCTACGTATCGTTCGTAACCTATCCAGGTTACTACAATGGTGCAGATGCCGCCCAACCGTTTCTACCAGGAGAAGCACACCTACCGGTGGCCCGCGAAACGGCGTATAGACGCCAGGCGGGGTTACCGAGGAGGGACTCGTTTGCAACGAGTGGGTTGAACTCTCATGAGTTCACTCTGGCTGCCGCTCTTGCGATTGCGCATAAGCGGGACAAAGCCAAGAGGGTGGGTCGGCGTAGGCTGAGAGATCAGCTTGCGCGTATACCACTCTCGAAGCCAGTGAAATATCGCTGGTGAGTAGCTACAATAACAGATCATGCTATCGTTAACACTCAATACCAACGAAGTTAAGAACGCTGCAGGGACGGGAGTTAATTTTCGTCACTTGCGTTACGGCGAGGGAAGAGAGCACATCTACCACGAGGTTGATGAATCTCCGGCTCTGGAACACCGTCTCACTATTAAACATAGTGATACGGGGAAAGGAGTATTACAACGCCGACGCTCGATGTATCGATTCGACAAAAGTGTCGTTTCGACCGTTGATACGTCTCGCATTGTTACGGCTTCGTCTATACACATTCTTGACCTCCCTGTGGGGGCCATGCTTGTGCAGACGGAGTTCGCCAATGTATGCGCAGAGGGTATGTCGTTTCTAGCCTCACTTGGGGCTAGTACAACAATTCTCTACAATTGCACTGGAAACGGCGCCGCAATCCTTTTGAGTGGTGAGCATTAAGCTCTTCACCAGTGGGATGTTCTCTGTGATACTGATTTCCGCTTTTCTGTGCGGATGTCGGATCACTGACGTCGAGTTTAGACTCCGGGAGGGATCTGTTCTGACCAATTTGTCAGCGCATCCCGTCCCACTCTAGTCGTGGTGCGCACCGTAAGGTGCGCACTGGTTTCTCCCGCAAGGGGCCAGTTAATCCTGGTAATATGCGTATATCTGCTCTGGACCGTCAACTCTGGTGATCTTGTCCAACGCGTCGCGGTTAGTGATAACCACTTCGCGGAGGACGACCTTACCAAAGCTCGGGTCCGCAGGTATTACATTGCAGAGGCCGCTTTCGTCCGGGTCATCAAGGAAACATACCAAAACCTTCAGCTTTCGCTGGAATTTCGGGAGTCTCTTTGGTTTCACGGGCGGAGCTACGTCACGTTCTGTACTATTCATACGTATGGGATGTTTCTCGCGTTTCAATGAACGTAGTTGAGTGTGCATGCTCGATGAAAGGATGCCAAAATATGGTACCTCACAGGAGCATCGATGAAATAAGTATCATCACCGCACTCCTCTACGACGTCTCATCGACGTTCGAGGATGTGTTTAACACGAAGGTTCTGCGGGACACGATTTCTTATGTGTCACGCAGGCATTCGAATGAAGGGGTCAGTTTTCTTACGAAAACTTTACCTAAACTTGGCAAAGCCCTTGATCGGGCCTTGTCTTCTGATGAACCGTTCAACGCTGATGGTCTAGGCTTTTCAAGCCGTCCCAACAGTAAGCTCCCCTTATTCATGGGTGAGCTCTTCGAACGGGTATTTGATGATGAAGGTAGATCCCTTGCAGATCCTTGCGTCAACAGTGTTCGAGTATTGCGACAAGTAATGTACATTTTGTACAAATACGAGTTACCATACTCAGTTGAACAAGAACAGCTCGTCGTCAGTAAGTTTGAACAAACTGAACGCGAATTAGAGATAACCGACAGGTTCCTCAGACATTTGTCCGAGAATCTGCCGAAACAGCGTTATGTGGATCCGCGGCATAGGCCGACGGGTATATATAGTGTTGTACGCGAAGCGAGACGACTCCTTCGAGATTTGTTTCGTAACTTCGATCCTCGTGACATTAAACCTAGGCACGGCCCTGGGGTCGTTGCTACTAAGCAACGGCTTTGGGCCAAATACCAATGGTCGAATGTCAGTAGATCAATCCAAGACATGTATCCGGTCGACGAGTATTTCTTTGTCAACCTCGAACATGTCTGTGATCGCATTGAAACTCTTCAAGCGATCTCCGATGAAGAACTTCCGGCCAAGGTTATCCTTGTTCCGAAAGATTCGCGGGGACCCAGACTCATTTCTTGCGAACCCGTTGATTATCAATGGATTCAACAGGGATTGGGTCGGGCCATATCTGAGTTGGTGGAGCACCATCCCCTAACTAGGGATAATGTGAGATTCACCGATCAACAGCCGAATCAATTTGGGGCCCTCATGGGATCCCTGGATGGTTCGTACGCGACGCTCGACCTTGCTGAGGCGAGTGATCGTGTATCTGTTGAGTTAGTTCACCTACTGTTCCCAAGTAAGATAGTTCAATACTTGGAGGCATGTAGGACTTCGGCTACAGTCTTGCCCGACGGGAGGAAATTACCTCTACGCAAATTCGCGCCAATGGGAAGCAGTCTTTGCTTCCCTATATTGTCGCTCGTTGTGTGGAGTCTCCTTACGGCAAAGACATGGGACACAGATACTCGCGAGAGTATCTATGTGTACGGCGATGACGTGATCGTACCAACGGCTTACGCCGGAGACGCGATCGAACAGCTCGAGACATTTGGTTTAAAGGTAAACCGTGACAAGAGCTGCACCAAAGGGTTCTTCCGAGAATCCTGTGGCATGGATGCCTACAGAGGCAAGGATGTTACACCTGTCCGCTTGAGGACAGTTTGGTCGTCATTATTATCGGCTGATGTACTCACTTCGTATTGCGCGTACGCTAATGCATTGCAAAATGCATCCAAGCAAAACGTATTGCGGGGAAGGGTACAGTATCCAACGCTAGCCGGCCTACTGGCCGAGGTACTTGTCTCCAATTTCGGAGCAATACCTTCGACGGACATGGGTTTACCCTGTCCCTCACTAGACGTATTACCAGACGCAACGCCTCGTCTTCGCCACCGTGTGCATAAGGAGTTTCAGAAACTCCAATATCGCGTATGGACAACGAAGGCAGTGCAATCTGAATACTACTTGGATGGGTGGAGTTGTCTGCTTCGGTATTTTACTGAGGCTCCGGCAACACCTATGTACGAGAATGTATTCCAAACTGCAGAAGCGATGGCGCTTGCAGTTAAGAGTCACTGGAATATGTGGGTCTCTGACCCAACAGTTCCTTTTAGTGTCAGCACGTACACACACCGTCGTACGAGCGCGCTCGTGCGGCGATGGCGGTGATTGGAACGGAATCTCTTGAAGGTTATTAATTACTTTCTTTTGGTTCCAGGAA